AAACCCCAGTCTAATCCGTAATAGAACACTGCTTCAGGTGGTGCTTCAAAATCTTCGACCGTGTATTTATTCTTGAAAATCTGTGAGGCTGAGTATGTCTTACACTCCCCTTCCCAAATATGTAGATATTCATCGTAGTTTAACTGTTTAAGATATTCTGCTTCTGCTCTTAGCTCTTCCGAAAAGTAAGGATTTTGGTCATAATTAACTTTCACCTTTAGCGTATCTTCTCTATCAGGCACAACAAACCTGTCATACGTTGGGTCTGTAGCTAAGCTAGGATTAAACGAAATCCAAATTTCGCTTTTGGCTTTTCTCACAGTAGGGATGAGTACATCCCAACTCTCATTGCTAATTTTTTGGGCTTCTTCCACCCAACAAATATCAATACCCTCTAAAGATTTAATCTGCATGGGGTCGTGTCGTATTCCGTGAAAGATGAACTCACTGCCGTTCATGCCAACAATAGCATCTCTAGTCACAGTATAAAACCTTTCATAACCTAGCATCTCAATACATGTGGTCAACAGCTTATGTACTGACTCTCTCATTGACGATTGAACTTCTCTCGTACACAGAACACGGGTTTTTTTCCTTGCACCAATGATTAGTAGGCAAAGAGCAAAACTCCATGATTTAGCCCCGCCTCGTCCTCCGTAATAAACCTTATATCTCTTTGGTTTAAATAACGGTTGGAACGGTTTGGGAATCTTGACTAATTTATTCAATGAACTGAACTGTTAAATTCATATCCCCGTCCACATCCATTTCAACTTCTTGCCTCTCAATGTAACCGCGACTCTTTCCTTTTGTCTTTAAAAAGAAAATCATTGAAGTGGTATCACCCTCATTAATCTTTGACAACAACTTTGTTTCTACGTTGTCAATAATTGCTTCTTCAGCGTCTAGCAATTCTTGCTTGAAAACATTATCATCCTTTCTATATTGATAAAAAGTTTGTCTTGATATGCCTACAGCACTACAAGTGGCTGATACATTACAACCCTTTTTTTTGTATGCTTCTACTGTCTTTTTTCTTGAGAATTTCATCAATTACTCCTTTTTGTCGTTATTTGTCAGATTTGTCATTAAACCAACCTTGGCTAATTCTAATATTTTTCCGAATGCTATTGACACACTTTTTATGTCAAACTCAGTCTTTACATGGGTTATCGTGTCTAGGAAATCATCTTCTGTCTTGTCGCCATCTGCAAGAATTACCATATCTGAGTTACTATTCTCTTCCTTAACAATTTCAAATAATTCCTCAATCAAGTCCATATCTTTACGATATAGAACTAAACCCACTCGATAATGTTCAGAAACGGGAACAATTGAACCGCTAAACATATCCTCTACTTCTAAATCGTCTATAGAAATATGAGCCACTTCTTTCCAATCGATATTATCAATTTCATCAAATAATCGTTTTAAAATCCCTTTGTCATCTGACCCATGTAATGAGTTATGACTTAACTGAACAGCAATAATCTCGTCTTTCGTCAAATCCTTCTCATCAGCATATAGAATATTCAATTTGCTATAGCCTAAAGTCACACAAGCTTTGTATCTGTGATTACCACTTATGATTACATACTTCCCGTCTTTTCTTAGGTAGCAAGCAATCATTGACGATAATCCACTTTTCTCAATATTCTTACATAGCTTAGTAAAATTCTTTTTAGTCATACTGTTGGCATTTACTTCTGTGCCTTCAATATCTTTAATATCAACTTCTTTTACTTTCCACTTGTTGTTCATTTGTTTACCCTCTTAAAGTATTCTTGCTTGGCTTCTGATAGGTGTCTGACACTTCCAAAGGCAAAATCATAAACCAATACCTTTCCATCACCACCAACTTTTTTAAACGCGCCCCTGTATTTCATACTTACAGGCATTGTTGTGTAAACTTTCGTGTAACCCTTTGAAACTCGATTAACAAGCTTCCTCTCAATCATCTTTTTTACCTCTCTCGATTTAATCACATACAAGATAAATTTACTCAACATCGGTACGTTGTTATTCGTACAGAAGTCACTCAATAACCATAGACTATAACCCTTGTCTTTGGAATAGTCAAAGCCGAACGCGCCCAAAACTATATCATCGCTATTTACGGTATAGCAAATCTTGGGCTGTGTAAACTTGGCAACTTTCTTAACAAACTTCACTTGCAAGGCACTAAACAAGTTTGGCTTTACTTCATGAATCGTTATCTTTGTCTTTTTCTTTATCTCAAAATCATCCTCAGGCGTAGTAATACAGATATTAAGTGTTTCATCCATAACCTGTCTTACACCCAAGTAACTCTTCTGATTAGAATACAACGTAACATCTAAGTCTCTAGCTATTTTTTCATAAGGCAAGAAATCATTCTTACTAACAATCAATAACTTAGTGCTATTCTTTAGGCTAGACTTAACCTTTTCATAGCGCATCTCTGCTCTCTTAAATTCTAGTGAGTAGCTCGTATGCTTTTTTAACGCTGTTAATGCTGAATTAGCCTTGCTGTTATATTCTTGCTGAAACACAACATCAGCTTTTTCCATATTGGCTTGTTGTATAGCATCCTTCAAAGTGCCTACCTTATACTTGGCTGTTGCTAGTAAAGTAATTATCTCTTCTGAATTAGGCTTCATCTTCTCTAGGCTTTCTTCTATCTTGCTAGTGTAGGACAAATATTCGTTTATGCCGTATTCAGTATTTACATCATATTTCTGTATTCTAGCAAACACAAAGAACAACGACAATTCTGTTTCTCTCGTGCCATCTTTATACTCACCCAATATCTCAAAGTGATTTTCATAATCTATCGTCAATTCACCCTTACTAATCAAATAAACTACATTATTGAACTCTGAATTGTTATACACAGTTAAGTGTTTCGCCTTATACAGCGATAACTCTGTTTGATAATAGAACGGATTAACTATGATTAACTTTTCAGCTGTATCATTAATTATGGCACTTATTATCTTCCTTGACGGAGAAAACCCTTTAGATATATTCCTAGTTGCCTCATGATGACTTTCCGCGAAAATTAACGGCGGTGTCTTATCAGCAAACTCACGAGTGATATTAAACTCTCTAACAAAGTCTTCTTCTGTTTCTATAGCTTGAAAATCCTCAATCTTTTTAGTTAAAGCATAATCAAGGAAAGAGTACATAAACTTAATCGTTTCTAGTGTATCTCTGAAGTTTTCCGAACAATTAAAAATCCTAAACTCTAGCGTTCCAGTTTTATAGAACGACATAAGGTTTATCTGAAACCTGAAATGACCCACGTTAGACGAATTAGCAAACACATTTCTTAAAGCATCTATACTCTGCGCTTCATTCACTTTATCTAAAAATTCAAATGTAGGTGTTGGCACTAAGTGCGGTACATTAAACCACTCTCCAAGTTTAAACATCTTATTCAATAAGGGAGAAACATAAAATCCTAATGCAAATATCTTCTTTAAATCATCAAGCTCTAAGTCGCCTATGTAGATATGACCATCAAATCCTGTATTCCACATTAACACACCATCAGCATTAAGGCACTTTCTTATTACCGATTTAACTTCTCTAACATCTGATAGTGATGGTTTGAGTGGGCGTGTATTTAATTCCCCACCAAAATCTCCTGTAGGGGTTGCTTTCTTTGAATTTGAATTAACGATACTGCGTTCATCGGGCGACCAACCATATCCTGCGGGAAGGTCAACCTCTTCTTTTTTGACATTTCCGAACTCTAGCTCAAGCCCGAATGTTCTATCCAATATCTTCAGCTTTTCCGACATACCTACAAACCTCCGACTTATCTAAGAACTCATCACTTACATCAAATTCATTTACCATCTTAACAGCAACCGCATCATGTTCTTTAGTCTGAGAATGGTTTAACGGACACCTTGTACTTTGCTCAATCTTTCCACCTGACCTTACCCACAACGGGAATGTCCTACACTGTATTGGCTTGTAACCTCCATCACACGTTTTTTTGTCTTTGGCTACACATTTCACTTTTTTGCCACCCATGTAATCATTATCAATCACATTGATATGACCAACATCTCCTGCCTTTTCATATTCTGTAGGCAACATTATGATATGACCTTCACTTCCAAAGTTGCAACACTTCCATCCACAACCTGAGTTAGAACAGTGATTAATTAGACCACAAGACACGTCTATTTTTTTTGTTTTCAACATTATTCAAATACCCTTTATCTGCTAATTTAATCAGCGTGAAATAATCAGGCTGAACCTTAATCTTTGAGCCTGCTGAATATCTCTCCCAATCTTCAATCATCAATACAGTGCAATCAGTATTAACACATCTTGCCTCTACATCGGTAAAACCACCTATCTCAAGAAAACCGTGCTTCACTACTACGCCATCTTCGCTACTTTCCATAACATCTAAAATCACAGAATACGGATTGTGCATATCAGGAAAATAACACTCGTCAACTGTTGAATATCCTGTCAGCAAAGCTTCTCCAACTCTAATCTCATCGCATAAGAATTTATCATAATTCATCATCATGCTACCACCATACGAAATCCACTTAAAACCCATATCTTTCAATGACTTGTAAATTCGGTTCAAGTCTTCAACTGTTGGCTTTATCTCGTTACAACAATAAAAATTAACAATTGCTATATCCTTATTCTTTACCGATTTAGCTTCTTTCATCGTAATACCTTCTCTTCTATCAAAGGCATCAACAATAGTAATTCTAGGGCTTGTGTAAATACACTCCCAATGCAAGTCTTCCTTAGTTGTGTAAACACATCCGCTATTTTTCAATACTTCTCGAATATGCAATGAATCAAATTGATGCTTTATCATCCACGAAACTTCAACCCTTCTCTCTGCTGACCAGTTGACAATCTCTATGCCGTTAGCAATCATTGTTTCTCTATCGAATATAACCCGCATACTTTCCTCTTCTTTGTCCACAAAGCGTTTCTTCGCCTACCTGACCGAATCCCATTTTTCTAAACATTTTGATACTCGGTACGTTTTTACTTGAAATGTTTGTTGTGTAATATCCTGCGCTTAGTGAGTCTATCATCATACATCCACACTTCCTAATAGAAACAATTGTGTCTATATAACTACCAACCCTAATCAATACCCCTACTAACTCATCTCCATCGAAACACACAATCGAATCTGTAACTTTATCAACTATCTCCTCTTCTGTGCTTTTGATGAACACTTCAGGCTCTAACTCTACAGCTTGGATAAAAAAATAGACACGCTTTACCATGTCTAATGTCATTTTCTCAATTCTCATAAAAGGCTTAATAGTTCTTCCGCTTCACTCTTTCCTTCAATTCTGCCGTTTACTCTATTCACAACACCTACGCCATATTCTTCAATCTGCTGACCTGTTTCCTTCTCCAGCCATTGGGCTACTAAATGCCTGTGACAGAATTTATCTTTTCCACAGTGGCACATCAATACTGGCTCTTCCCCTGAAGTTAAAAAATGTAGATGGTCAACTACGCTTTGCGCATTCATCTTGCTTAATTGATAATTGAATCTCTCAACATATCCTGCCTCATCAATCTTATCGTTTTGAAATGCTTTCAGCAAACTCCATGAAGGGGCTAGCTGTTTAAACTCAGCTTCAATCTCTACATACTTAGGTTTTCCCAAGGCAATAGACACTCCGCCTGTAACTCCTTTTTGAATTTGATAAAAATAACTTGTTTTCATATTTTCTCCTCTATGGTTGGGGGTTTTTACACCCCCTTTGGTTTATGTTTTCTCGTAATGGTGGAATACTGTTACTATCGTCTTCTCAGCATATATACCGCTTGTCATCTGACAATTCCAAGTATCGTTAAGCACTCCGTCTATCATTGTAGTAAAATGCTTTCTAGTCTTGCAAATATATCGACCTGACTGGAACTTCTTATCATCTAATCTCAATTTGCCTGTGACTTTCTTCCAACCTAATGTTTCTAGGTATTTTTCAGCTACTACGGGAAATGCTCCGTTACGAGGTGATGGGTTTTTACGGATTGCTCTAGCCAACTTACTTCTGCCTTCCCAATTTTTAGCTAATTCAAATAATGAATCATATACGTCTTGATAAGGTGTTTCTGTTGTTATTGCTATTGCTCGTGTTACACAATCTCCGGTATTACCTTTATATCCTGCGGTCTTTCTACCGCCATCGTTTTCCTCAAACGAAATCTTCTTTTCCATCTCGTACTCCTTTATTTGGTTTTTAAAGAACACCGCACCTTCATGGCTCGGTTTAAATGAAGATTTTTTATCTTCATAGTTGTAACTATACGTCATAAAGTCGTAACTGTCAAGTGTTTTCGCATATTTATTTTTTTGCTAGAACGGAATTTCGTCATCAAATCCATCTTGTGGAGCTGATACATTAGCTACAGGTGTGGTTTGTTGGCTAGACTGATTATCTCCCTGATATGGGGCTTGTACTTTCCCTGTTAGCATCTTGCTACCGTTTTTAGTTAATCGGTAGTTGCCTGTTTCTTTATCAGTTGAGAACCACAGTCCTATTTCTTTCTCTACTCCGTCAACATTAACTTTTACTGTTAAGATTGGCGCTTTGCCTTTTGCCTTCACACCTTCTGCGCAAAACAACCCTTGGTCAACAAATGCTATTGCTGTATTTGTATTATCGTATTCTGACATTTTTTCTCCTTTATTTAGTCTTGAATTTAGTAGTTGCTAACGGCAACAAATCGGGCTATCGTGCTGTGCTTATCACATACACCTTTTTCTGAACCTAACGACGACGGGAGGTAAGATGCTCTTGAGGAGAGTCTAGATTACGCCACCGACTAATGGAAGGATGCCAAGCCTCACTAATTTATAAATTTTCTCGTATATCTCCAAACAAGGACACATACCTATCTTGCACTTGAGTATAACCGTGAATCTCTGCCCAATCCCATACTGAATCAGCTAGAGTCTTATTAGATGTTTTCTTAGCCTCTTCAAGCTCTTTAAACTTCTCATTTATCTCACGATTTATCTTCTGTGTTGGTGTTTCATTATACGGAGCTTTTTCAGTTTTTGGCTCTTTTTTTAAAATTTCTTGGTCTTTCCTTTCACCCCATTTCCAACGTACAACGCCCTTACCGTCCCTACAAGCAATGAACGTAAGCTCATCGCCCGTGAACTCAGTGTACCAATTCCAATCCTTTAAATTGAAACTCCAAGCAGGTTTAAACTTATCTCCAACCTTCTTAACTTCTGAATCTTTTAACTTAAACTGAATTAACGGATAGTCATACAACTCTCTACCTATTCCCCAATTGAAACAAGCTCGTTTAAACGAATCACTTGCCAAGCCTTTTTGCCTCTCTGTGTTTGACTCAGTACCTGTATCTTCCTTACTAATCCATTCTTTTATCTCTTTGTTGTAGATAGACACAGTGCAGTTATGATTATCGCGTGAATGCTCACGCTTCCAATATAGCGCACCAACCACTTCATCCAGTCTTTCCATATCAACCCTAGCATCTTTATACGCAAGAATCGTTACATACTGACCCTTATTAATAGACTGTACACGAAAGTCAATTTGCTTTGCCGATAACGGCTTTTGTAGCTCATTCCACATATTACTCTCCTATTTTATAAAGTGCTACATGACACAGCTCACCAAATCTATTCTCAACATCTTTACGCTCGGTAACAATATTCCAACCCTCTTTTCTCAATCTATGAACACAAGCTGCCAATCGATATATACCCAACTCTTTCCATGCCTTCATAGGGTTAATTTCACCATTATCTCTTAGATAATCTAACAATCTTAAATCTTGACTCATCTCAATCCCTCCATCTCTGCCTCATATAAGGCGTTTAGTTTTTCTAATACTGTTTGACGATTTCCCTTTAAGCCAAACTCCTCTTTAATGATTGAGTATGCCGTTCTACCTCGTGACATTCTCATACCCTTAATCTCTAACTCTAACCCTTTGGCTAACGTCTTTATTCTGAATAAATCTATCTGCCAAGGTTCGGTTAATCCAACACCCTTCATTATTCCCACCCCCAATCATAATCTTTTCTTGAGTATCCTTTCATGTTTTCCTCCATCTCTTCAATAGATTCAAAATACCACATCATTCCTGCTACAGTTAAAACCCAAATTCTTCTGTTCATTGGTCATCTCCTAAAATCATATATAAAAGCCACGCTTGAAAAAGTATTGATATTCCTACTAATAATTCAAACATCATTCATCCCCCTCATAAGGCGAACAATGCTCATAACAGTTTGAACAAATATCGCTATTTTCATAAATGTACGCACCACAACAATCTGATAATTCATCTTCAGACCAAATGTTCTCACCGGCATTGGCTCGTTTTTCTAAATCTTTATACTGTTCTTTAGTTATTGACATTTTTACCTCCTTTGTTTTTATTTTGCTTCTTTTTGGCTCGTTCTAATGCTCTACGATAATCACGATTTGAGATTTGATGTTCACCTTTGTTGCTACCTATTAATTGACTTGGATGCTTGCCCCTCATATCAGCCCCGCTTTAGTTTCTTTATATTCATCGTAGCCTTGGTCGTTATCTGCACCAAAAGCCTCATCAAATTCTTTTTCAAATTTCTCAGTTTTCATATATTCGCTAGCATAAGAATCAGCATCAACATACCCCCTACCTTCAACATAAATCAAATCACCCGAATCTTCCTGGTCTAAAACCCAACTGCCTATCTTACTCATAACACTCCCCTCAAAAGATAACCAACAATAACACCTAACAACATCCACCATCTGCCCTTTAATGGTTTTGGGTTATCAGGCAATAAAATACCAAGGAATCTATCTATTTTTCTTAAATGGAATTTCCAAAAACCACCTTGATACCTTCTAACAAAAGGGCTATTCTGTGACTTCTTCAACATCATAATTCTCCATTACGCCATAACAATCTTTAGGGTCAGCAACCGTACATTCTCTCAATGTAGGGCTATCACCTGTTCCGTAAGCATCTCTAGTTCTTTCACAATGCTCACAACCTTCACACATCAAACCTGCTTCATCTGTGCTTTCCCATAATTCAATTACATATTCAGCGTGTGTCATTTCTGATACTCCATCAATTCCTTGTCCATAGCGTGTAGCAAATCTTGTGTGTATTTCAAATCTTCTTCAAGTTGCTTAATACGTTTCTTATACATTGGAACTAGGATGTCTTTGTTCATATTTAACAAGTCGCCTTGAATGGCGATTGTCTTACCTTGAACATCAATTGTCTTGTTAAGATTTCTGATTTCTTTTTCTTGATGATTCATTTGTTGTGCCTCTGCTCAATATATTCAATACCAAATTCTTTAGCATCTTTCAAATATGTAAACTCCATGCTAACTCTGCCTGTTTTAGTATCTCTCATTTTCCAAAAAGGTTTATCCCAATCCATACAGCCTCTGCCAGTACTGATTTCATATCTTCCATCTTCAGAAATATAGTCATACACTTTCTTCAAGTTGTAAAGCTTTCCAGTATATGAGCCTGTAAACACTCTTTTAAATTTCGTTTTTTTCATCTTAACTCCTGTTTTTTTTTGATTTTTGGTTATATAGATTTTTTATGTCTATGGGTGTAACTATACGTCATAAGGACGCATTCGTCAAGCGTTTTTTTCAGTTTTTTTCAGTTTTTTTAAAATTAATCTCTATTTCTGTTTTTCCATCTGCTATAATTACTTTCACCATTTGTTTGGTATTCGCCCCTCTGTCCCGTCAAAGATTGTGGGGTGCATTGCAGGTATAGTTCAATGGTAGAACATTATTCTTCCCGTTTAAAAACATAGGTTCGATTCCTATAAACCTGCTCCAAATTCTATACACTTGTTTATCTGCTCTAAATGATAAGCCTGTGTTCCATAAGCATCTTCCCAAGTCTTAATGCCTATATGGTGGATACCTTGTTTTCCTCTATGGTGTTCTACACAAAGGGGAATAGTATATTTGTCGTCTGCCTTTTGCCCCATACCGCTATACTTAACACCTAACAAGTGATGGATTTCGGCTGGTCTTTGACATACACAACATCCATGTTCTGATAATGCGTTGAACCTTGCTTTACGCTCTTTAGGTTTCATAGCACTTTTGGTTATCTTGCTCATAACGAATTAATCATCCTTTCAACAGCTTCATCTACTTTTTTGTCGTTTTGTTCACAGGCTTCAATAGCGGACATCGCCTTTCCGTATCTACTTAGCGTAGTTTTAATAAAAGGGTTTCTGTATTCACTCACAAGTTTATCAAAAAACTCTATGTATTCTTTCTCAATCCTACCCTCTGACAATCTTACTTCTAACTCTTCAATGGCTTTTTTACCTGCTGTAATAAAATTATTACGGTTTTCCAAATAATCGTCTTGCGCCTTCTTTCTTTTTTGTATTGCTTTCTCACGCTCTTTTGGGGATTTTTTAGCTAGTTTGCTCTGCCACCTTTGTCGATTAGTTTTGCGGATTGATATATCTCTTACGTTTTCTCTTAATGTGAAAGGTCTCATTTCTTAATATCCCATGCAATATTTAAATCTTTGTTTGCGCTCTTTTTTATTCATAAGACTATATCTAAAAACTGCTTATTCATTTCCCATCTAGTTATATCGGTAAATTTTTCTTCGTCTTTATCTACCTCAAATTCAAATGAATATCTTATAAAGTTTGTATCATCAATCCTTTCTAAACTTACTGCCTCAGCCGTAAACAATACTGTATCTACTGATATTGCTTTGCTTGTTATTACTATTTCAAATGGCTTTTTGTCAAACACAGCCATAATTATTTTCCCAACATTCATATCTTTAGCTTTCATCCAAACCTCGCTATTAAATCTAACACAATCCAATCCCATAATTTTAACATTAACACAACCCAAGCAAGTGTAAGAATCACACTTGAGAAAGCACCTATTAAACCGCCTAAAATCTTCATCAATAAAAACTAATTAATTTTTCAATCACATCTTCAATGTCTTGCCTTGAATAATTCGTCAGAATCTTCTCAAGAATCTTATCAACTGTATCTTTGTACAACTTGTTAAATTCCTCTTCAGTCATTCTTGCAAATGAAATTGAATCAGCCTCAATTCTGAACGAACCATCTACTCTCCATACAGCGTATGAACGACCCGTCAAAATAATCAAATCCTTTCTAAACCTATCAAATGATTTAGTCGGAACAACACCTTCCCACTTTGGCATTGTTGCTTCGCTAGGTTGCCAATTCTCATAAGCAAATTTAATCAACGCAAAATACTTCTTGTGAAAATCGTAATTTCTTGGCTTCTTGAAGTCTGCTGATACAACTTGCCCGTATTTCATTTTTGAAATCCAATCGGACGTATCTTCATCATCAGGAATTAAAACCGAATCCATTTTTCTCAGATTAACTCTCATGACTAACCGTACCCTAGAGCTTTTCTGATATGCTTGGACGAAATTCCATCTTTCCTCATATCTTCACGAATCCAATACTTGGTAGATGGTGGGCATTTATGCTTGTCAAACATTCTAAAAAAATTAGCTTTATCTTCGCGTGTTTTGCATGACTCCCACTTGCGCCAATAGTCAGGAATCTTATCTTCCAACTGTGGCTTATATTTTTCGTGTTCATGTTGGTTGTGAAACTCACGCAACATTGTCAGAAAATCCGGCATTGTTGGCGGTCTCTTATGTGCCATATCTATCCAGCTATTTTTTGCTTTCTCAACATACGTTAAACAATTTGTTGGTAGCCTATCCAATTCCTCAGAAAAGGCTTTTATCATTTCTAACTTATCAACACTAGAATTAACAAAATATCCGTATCTTGTTATCGCCCAATCTGCTATATCCGCTGCCAAAATAGCAACATCTAGTTTTTCTTCCTTGTAATCTCCATTATGCTGGTACATCTTACACTCCCATTTGTTTGGTTAAATTCAATATCTTACTATCTGACTCACTTGCTGTGTTTATTTTTCCCTCCTTTAGCATTTTTCCAATATCTGAATAGGATAGGTTGTCTGTAGGCTTAATCTCTTTGATTTGCCTATGTGTGTACTTGTATTCCTTGTCTATTGATACCCACGTCTTCGACAGATAAAAATCCACAGCTTCCTGCGGTGCAATATTCCAATGCTTGTAATATTCGGTTAACGCTCTCAACAAACCTTGCATCATGCGATTAGTTAGAATCGGTTTTTTCAATAAACGTCTATGACTAACAAGTGAATCTAAAACATCTTCACTATAACCTTCATCTATAAAAATCTGAATATCAAAATCTTTAGTGCTTGGTTTTTTCTCTTTCTTTACATTTACATTATCATTTACATTTACATTTACATT